TTGCAGATAATTTAAAAATCTTTGATGGTAAAATGGTAGAGCGAAAGCATTGGCATCAAGGTGAAGCTATTATAGTTTCCGCTGGTCCTTCTATGATTGATGATATTGAAAAGATCAGAGAGCTACAGAATAAAGGTGGTAAAGTTGTTTGTGTTAAACATTCTCATAATACTCTTATTGAAAATGGAATCATTCCTTGGGGATGTGTGATCCTTGACCCCAGACCTTTTGAAGGAAAGTCTACACATGGTATTGTCAGAAAAGAACTTCTTAAAAATCCCCATAAAGATACTTATTATTTCGTAGCAAGTATGACTAATGTAGATGTTACGAAGTATCTGCATAAGAAGAAAGCTAACATCATAGGATGGCACGCCTACACTGGTGCATTACTTGAGCTATCAGAGTTAGAAGGACAACAGCTTATTACAGGTGGAACATGTTCAGCTATGCGTAGTGTTGGGGTCATGCATACACTAGGCTTTAGAAGCTTTCATATCTTTGGAATGGATTGTGCAGCAGATGGTAAACCAGATGATGCAGAAGAAGTAGATTTGTATGGTAAGCAGAAGTGGATTAAGACAGGCATCCTCGATGAGGAAACAAATGAGGAGCATGTGTTCTATACTACAGGAGAGTTGTTAGCTCTAGCTCAAGACTTTGAAGCTTTGCTTCAGAAAGAAGGAACTGATATGGACTTGTATGTATATGGAAGGGGGATGGTTCCAACTATCTTTGAAACATCTAACTATAAAAACCTTCCTGACTTTGAGGAGAATCTTTATGGATGAAAAAGATAATGATAACGTCATACCCCTTCACCCTAATAAGCCTAATATATATTTAGATTTAAATATAGATGAGACTGATGTGGATACTCATGAGTATGTGTTAAAATATATGGATAAGGTACAGGAAGAAATAAGAAACAATCCAAAAGTTAATGGAGCTTTTGTTCTTACCTTTGCTGATGATGGACAAACCGACAATTGGATTATGGGAGATATAAAAGTAGCTATACTTTATACAGCCCTTGCTTCTATTCAAAGCGAACTATTAAAAGTTTTTAATGGAGCAGAAGAACCTAATTTTGTGGAGTAAATAAAATGATTTCATTAATAGGATCACTATTAGGATTTGCTAGTGGTGTGATTCCTGAAGTAGTTGGTTACTTCAAGAAGAAGCAAGACCATGAGTTTGAATTACAAATTTACGAAGCCAAGGCTAAGTATGCCAAGGTGATGACAGAAAATAAATTAAAGGAGCTTGATCTTAAAGCAGAGATACAAGAATTAAAATCTCTGTATAAACATGATCAAAGTTTGAAGACAACTAACTCCTTTATCTCATCGTTAAGAGCCTCTGTCAGACCAGTGATAACATATTTTTTCTTCTTCATGTTTGTCGGGGTTGAAGTATCAGTTATCTTTAGCCTCGTGCAACCAGAGATGATTGATAAAATTTGGAACCAAAATACCCAAGGACTATTTGCAGCGGTCCTATCTTTCTGGTTTGGCTCCAGAGCCATGTCTAAAGTGATGAAGAAGGAAAATTGACCCTCTCATTTGAGGCGTGAGTAGCCTTCTTGAGTATGTCTAGGGGGTAGGCCTACTAAAATAGGGGATTCTTCTGTATGAGGCTTAAAACCCAACACAGAAGAAATCCCCTTTTTTTATTTAGATTTTACCTCATTCATAGCTTTATTCCACATATCTGTAGAATTTTGTAGAGATTGGGGATCATTTCCAGGATCATACTCTGCCCCTATAGCAAACAAGTGGGGATCAGATTCATAAATCCTATCTATAGCCGCAATACTACTAGCTCTATTGAGATCAGTTAACTTCATCGTCTACGAAATGACTCCTTTAGTTCAAGTTCATTAATCCGTTCTTCTAGAACGTGAGCAGCAGTATTATATCTACCACCGTCACTATCTAATGCCTCATACTTTTCTTTTAAAATTTTCATCTCATGTTTTAGAGAATTAATTTTATGTTCTACGTTTTTAAACAATAGCATTATTAGGCACATTCCTTTTGACCAGTATCAGGATCGAAGTAGCACGCTGTACCTTCTGTCTCACTGGACTCTACTTTATTTAAGATACCATATCTTTTACCCGCTAGTCTAAAGGTTGTCACTCCTTTTAATTTTCCTTTCCAAGCTTTTGTATAGATATCTTTAAATTCTAGGAAGGTTACATTCTCTCCGACATTGATTGTCTTAGAGATAGCACTATCAACATAAGGTTGACAAGCTATCTGTGTATCAAGATGAGCATCAGTAGTTAAATCTTCTGTCGTTTCTCCTTTCACTTTGTAATTAGAATATACATAGTCTCTTAGTAATACATTGATAGGACCAAACTCTGTACTAACAGTACGAGTTAGTTCATGGGAGAATACAGGTTCTAATCCACTGGATATATTATCCGCACAAAAACTAATTGTACCAGTAGGAGCAATTGAAATTAGATGGCTGTTCCTCATACCCTGCTTTTTAATTTTTTCTTTTAAAGCTTCAGGAAATCTAGAGATAAATTTTCCCTCTAGATATTTATCTTTATCAAACAAAGGAAAGCTACCATACATTACAGCCCTATCAGAACTAGCATGATAAGATTCATAAGTTAAAGTACGCATAAGTTTACGTATGAATTTAAGAGTTTGAGGTTCACCATACTTCATCTCCATAAGAGTAAGTGCATTACCTAGACCCGTAATACCTAACCCCATCCTACGTTTATTCTCCGCTTCTTCCCGTTGTTCCGGTAAAGGATAGTTAGTTCTATCTATAACATTATCCATAGCATTAACTATGACAGGGATGTCTTGTTCAAACTGGAAAAAATTAAATCTAAATTTAATATTACTTCCTACCCTTTGCGGTGATATATATTTAACGAGATTAAAACTACCAAGGAGACAAGCACCAAAAGGTGGAAGGGGCTGTTCACCACAGGGATTAGTAGCAGTAATTTCTTCACAGTAGTATAGGGGATTCTCCTCGTTAATACGATCAATAAACAATACTCCTGGTTCAGCCCAATCCCAATTGGCTCTCATAATTTCATCCCATAAAGCAGAAGCATCTATATGTTTATAATCTTTACCATCAAAACGTAGAGCAAATTCTGTCTTGTTGATAACAGCATTCATAAACTCATCTGTTACACCGATAGAGATATTAAAGTTAGTAAGGTCTGTAGTGTTTCTCTTAGCGCGAATAAACTCCTCGATATCAGGATGATCTACTCGCAATACACCCATCATAGCTCCTCGCCTGTGACCAGCCGATACAATAGTTCTGCAAATAGCATCATAGATGTGCATAAAACTAACAGGACCACTAGCGGAGCTATCAAGACTAACAATCCTATCCCCGCTAGGACGTATGTTACTAAAGTCATAACCAATACCGCCGCCGCGGCGCATTGTTTCTGCTGCTTGTGTAGCCTTCTCCATGATAGACTGCATACTATCTTCAATATTGCCTGATACAAAACAATTATAGGCTGTAACATCTCTAGGGCTTCCCATTGCTGATTGGATTCTACCGGCTGGCATGAATCTCATATTAAGTAAAATCTCTTTTAAAGATGTGAAATGTTCTTCATTGTCTGACATATGCAGACTGACACGAGCCATACATTCTTCAAAGGATTCATTAGATAAACGGTACTTAGAAGCGTGTAGGTCATTGCAAGTAGGCACAGTAGGCCCATACTCTGTAACAGGTTCCATCGTTATTCTCCAATAATGTAAGTTTGTTGTTAGTCTAGGGTGTTAATAAGTCTGTTTAGATACCATCGGGCTTTCTTTAAATCTTCTTTGCCGCCCTTGTATTCATATCTTAACATGTATTTAAGAATGTTGCCACGGAGATATCCAAAAAAATGTACACGAGGAAGAGAATTTTCTAGAACATCTATAGTTTCCATAGCATTCTGGTTGTAATGAGGGGGATTGTTAACTAGTTCTTCCGTTTCATTTTCAGAATTAGATTCTGGGTTTGGTGAGGTGTCTAAAATAATTGTAGATTTTTCACAAGGCCATTTAGGGGGGATAGAATCATAAGACATTTTTATCATCACTCGAGTTGATTAAAACATTAATACGTTTACGTTCAAATTTTATTTGTTTACTAAAAATTCTTTGTGCAAAGGAACGAGTTGAACGAGGCTCTAGCCCTGCAAGGAAACAAACTTCTTCAAAGTCTGTAGCTGTAGTGCCATACTCTACAGTAAACCAATTAGTTGCTTCTCTCCTATAGCGTTTTACTTCTTCTGAATCATTATACTTTTTCTCTTTTGTAGCGTCAAGTAAAGCTTGATATACAACAGCAAGAAATAATAATTGTTCAGGACTTTTAGGAGGATTAGGTTCTGTATCTTCCGCTTCAACAGTCACAGATGTTTCTTTATCTACAAAGTTATTAAACTTATCTATTAAGTTATTTTCTTTATAGAAATGTATAGTAGATTTTATCTTGGGTTTCTGAGCCATTGTTTTGGTATCTTACCTTGTGACCATTTAAATTCATGACGGTCACACCAATCTGCATAGGTCGTAGTAGACCTTTTGTTTAATTTATTCTCAGCATTCTGAAAGATAAATCTAATATCATACTTAGGATGTTGTTTCCTTATTAGAAGATGTTTCTTTCTATCAGCAGCTTTGAAGTATCCTTTATACTCTATATAAAATCCGTACTTAGGTAAAAAGAAATCTGGAGTGTAGTGCTTAGACACAACGTAGGGTATACGAAATTGTTCATACGAAAAGTTTACACCTTCTTCATCTAAATAAGTAGCAAATTCTTTTTCCGGTTTACTCCTATACATTTATTTTTTCTTCTTCAATATCTTTAGGAGGACGTTTGACTACCTTAGTAAAGAACCGTGAACCACTAGCATATTTAAACTTCCGTAATCCTTTACCTCCATTCGCATCTTTCCAACATTGAATTTTAAAATCACAATAGTTACAACCTGTTGCTAACTTTCTATTACCACTCTTACCATCAGGTATATCAGAGTAACACCTATCAGGTGGTGTTTCTTTTTTAACTATAGATTTTACATCTTTAACTTTCTTTTTAAAATCAATCATTTCCATA